ATTACTTTCCATTTTGCTGCTGAATCTCATGTGGATAATTCCATTCGCGGCGACGATATTTTCTTGGATACAAATATTATTGGAACCCACAACGTTCTCAAGTGTATTCGCAAACACGGCGGGAAATTAGTTCACGTTTCTACTGACGAAGTTTATGGAAGTCTAACACACGACGATCCTCCGTTCACTGAGAATACTCCATACAATCCTCGCAATCCGTATTCTGCAACCAAAGCAGCCAGCGATCATCTTGTTCGCGCATATATCAACACGCACAATATTGACGCAATTGTAACCAATTGTTCAAATAACTATGGTCCTCGCCAGCATCACGAGAAGTTTATCCCAACAATTATTCGCCACATCAAGAATAACACACCTGTTCCTGTTTATGGTAGCGGAATGAATGTTCGCGACTGGTTGTATGTTGAGGATCACTGCGAGGCTTTGCTTACAATCAAAGAAAATTGGAAGACAGGCGAGCGTTATAATATCGGTGGTGGTGTTGAAATGACCAATCTCGATATGGTTACTTTGATTCTTGATGTTATGGGAAAGCCAGTGAATATGTATCAATCCTGGATAAACTTTGTGAATGATCGTAAAGGTCATGATTTCAGGTATGCAATGGATGCGAGTAAAATTTATAAAGAACTAGGTTGGTCAGCAAAAACTAAACTTGCTGAAGGTCTAGAAAAAACATTGGAGTGGTATAATGCGTAAGGGAATTATTTTATCAGGTGGAATGGGAACGCGATTATACCCATGCACTGAAGTGACTTCGAAACAATTATTGCCAGTTTATGATAAGCCACTAGTTTACTATCCATTGTCTACATTGATGATGGCTGGTATCCGCGATATTATGATCGTGAACTCACCAAACGACGCAGAGGCTTTCAAACGTCTTTGTGGTGATGGTTCTCAGTGGGGTATCAACATTTCGTATGCAATTCAGAAAGAACCAAAGGGTATTGCTGAGTGTTTCCGTATTTGCGAGAAGTGGATTGGAAAAGATGACGTAACTCTGATTCTTGGCGACAATATTTTCTACGGAAACGAACTCATCAATCGATTCAATGCAGCCACTTGGAATAATATCGGCTGCACTTTGTTTGCGTATCATGTCGCTGATCCAGAAAGATTTGGTGTGATTGAAGTCAACGATGATGGCGATCCAATTAGAATTATTGAAAAGCCTAAATTTGCGCCTAGCAATTATGCAGTCACTGGGCTTTACTTTTACGACAATAACGTAGTAGAATATGCTTGGAGGATAAATCCTTCAGCAAGAGGTGAACTCGAAATTACAGACATCAATAACATCTATATGCAAAATCATGACTGCAAGGTTGAGTATCTCAATCGTGGTATTGCTTGGATTGATACTGGAACTTTCGAATCTCTCTCAGAGGCTTCTGTGTTTGTTGGTTCTGTGCAACGTAGAACTGGAATGATGATCGCATGTCCAGAAGAAATTGCATACAAGAATGCTTGGATCACCGAGAACCAAGTCAGAGCCGCTGCTGAAAAATATAGTAAATCGGATTATGGTAAGTATCTTGGACAAATTTTGAGGACAAAATAATGAGTGACGTGAAGCAAATGATCGAAGAATTGGTTGCCGCTGTTGGTACGCCGAAGTATGCGTATAACTGCAAACAATTCAATCCTGAGAAAGATACTGTATTTTATTCTGGTCCATACTGGGATGAAAAAGAAGTTATTGCTGGCGTCACAGCATTCTTGACAGGCAAGTGGTTGGTTTCTGGTGAGCAAGTTGCTAAATTCCAGTGGGCGTTTGGTCACAAGTTCAATGTAAAGCATTGTCACATGGTCAACTCTGGTTCATCAGCAAACCTCACTATGGTTGCTGCGCTCAAAAAACACTTGGGTTGGAAAGAAGGTGATCAAGTTATCGTCTCGCCTGTCGGCTTCCCAACTACGATTGCTCCGTTGGTTCAAAATGGACTTGCTCCAGTCTTTGTTGATATTGAAATGAAGACGCTCAATTTTGATCTTGATCACGTTGAGAAGTGGATCACTGATAAAACCGTTGCGATTTTTGTTTCACCTGTTCTTGGCAATCCGCCAGATATGGATCGAATCAAGGCTATGTGCGAGAAACACGGCATTCGTTTGATTGGTGACAACTGCGATTCACTCGGTACTCGCTGGGATGGTAAACTGCTGACGGATTATTACTATGCGTGGACAACATCTTTCTATCCTGCTCACCACATTTCGACGGGCGAAGGTGGCATGGTTTGCTCAAACGACGAGCAACTCATCAACACTGCTCGCAGCATTAGCTGGTGGGGTCGTGATTGCCGTTGCGTTGGTGCTGCTAATCTATTGGCTTGTGGAACATGCGGTAATCGCTTTGATAAATGGCTTGAAGGATATAATGGAATAATTGATCACAAGTATCTCTTCTCGAATATGGGATACAATCTCAAACCACTTGATCTTCAAGGTGCCATTGGTATTGAGCAGTTGAAGAAGATCGATGAGATCGATGTGAAGCGTCGTGTGAACTTTGCGCGCATCAAACATCTCTTTGAGAAGTACGTTCCTGGTGTTCGTGTTGCTGAAAATCTTTTACTTGCTGATCCTTCTTGGTTCGGTGTTCCATTGATTACTGACACACCAGAACTGAAAGAAAAACTTCAAGCATACTGTGAGGCAAATCGAATTCAAACTCGTAATTACTTTGCTGGAAATATCTTGTTACATCCTGGTTATAAGCATCTTGATGATGCATCGAAGTATCCAAATGCTAACATGGCATTGAGTAACGTATTCTTCGTTGGTTGCCCACCGCATTATGGTGAAGATGTGTTTGCTTACTATGAGAGTGTAATGTCAAAATGGGTTTCGTAAATGTCTTCGGAGGAAATGGCTTTGTCGGAAGCGAGTATTGCCGAACCTCGAAAAACAGTGTCATCAAAAATTCTCGAAACAATTACGAAGCACAGAGCGCAGATTGCGTTTACTTTATTAGTACCGTTGATAACTATAATGTTCACTTCGACAATCAGGTGGATATTAATACTAATCTCGTTGTTTTGATGAAGGTTCTGGATAGTTATCGAAAGTACATTGAAAGAACTGGTGAGAAAGGAACTTTTAATTTCATCAGTTCTTGGTTTGTTTATGGAAAGGATTCTGGGTTTGGTGCTGGTTCTTATGGAATCTCTGAAAATGATTCTTGCGATCCAAAGGGATTTTACTCGATCACCAAAAGGTGCGCCGAGCAGTTGCTCATGTCCTACTGCGAGACGTTTGGATTAAATTATCGCATATTGAGGCTTGCAAACGTACTTGGGAAAGAAGATAAAAAAGTTTCCGCAAAGAAAAATGCTCTCCAATATCTCTTGGGGGAACTTAAAGCAAACCGTCCAGTGGAACTCTACGACTCTGGTTATTTTTATCGTGACTATATTGATGTTAGGGATTGCGCTAAAGCAATCGATCTGGTCGTCAGAAAGGGCGAATTGGACTCTATCTACAATATTGGAAACGGGAAGCCAATAATCTTCCGAGACGTTATTCGCTATGCTCGAGACGCGATGGATTCAGGTTCTGAAATTCGTACAATTGAACAGAAAGAGTTTCATAAGAAAGTTCAATCCTCTCGCTCTTTCTTCATGGATAACACCAAGTTGATGGCGCTTGGATACCGCCCAGAATACTCAATCAACGAAACGATTGATGATATTATTCGTGGAATTCTAACTGAAGAAAATAACTAAATATACAATATCCCACAGTGTGGAGAAAGTATGTTTGGGTTCAGACAATATATTCCGTTTCTAACAGAGCAAAAAGAACCTGCTCGCGGAATCCAACACCTTCCACACGCATTTGAACCAACTCTCCACGCGACTCGTGGGGGTGTAAACAAAGCCATCTCATCAATTCAAGGTGTTATTAGCGGTCGCGCTCCACTGACTCGTAAAATCGACGATCGTATGTCGTTTCAGGCTATTCGTACACCTGAAGGAAAGATCGCTGTCAAGTATAAGGGTCCAGGCGCACAATATAATTATTCTGCAGACGATATAAAGAAGCAGTATAGCGAAAAGCCATATATCGCTGGACCGCTGATGAATACTCTCAAGCACATTCATAAAGTGCTTCCAGAAGGTCCAGGGGAGTATCAAGGTGGATATCTTAGTGCATTAGAGGATCGCACCGAAGAAGATGGTAAGATTGGGCACAAACCAAATACTATTCGCTATTCTATAGATAAAAACTCCCCAGAAGGTAAGAAACTCGCAAAGGCTCCGTTGAGTATCGCCTTACACTCTAAACTGGATGCGGAGGGCAAGCCTTCTCCTATTGAAGCAGGTGAATTGAAAGATCACCCTGATGTTCATGTAATGAGCCATCTCATTTCTCCAGAAGAAAGAAAACTCTCTCCTGAAGCGAAAAGAAAAGCACTAGAACATATCGCTATGGCTAAAAAGATGGCAAAGGGTCATGGTCACGAACATCATGAAGGGCACGAAGAAACATTACAGAGATATGCCAACTCTACAATTGATAGTGGTGAGAAACCTTCGGCTAAAGGTTATACAAAGTTCTTAGAGAAACATCATCAGAAACTTATTGATAAAGTCAAAACAGAAAAAGCAAAAGCTCGTAAGACTGAAGAGATGAAAGCCGCGATCAATCACGTCAACGATAATCTAGAAAAGTTCGATCGCAGTTTCGACATTCATCGTCATGTACAGCAAGCGACTTATACAGTTGCTGACGCTCTATCTAAAACTGCTCATGGTGGATATTCGCATCACATCTTTGGTCAAGAGGCTGCTGGAGAGGGATTTGTTTCTGGTAATGCTAAATTTGTACCTCGTAAATTTACTGAAGCAAATCGAAAAAGATCAGCCGAACTCAAAGCGCAAAAGAGTATCATATGAGTAAAGCCACGTTCACTTTTGGTCGCTTCAATCCACCAACTGAAGTTGGTCACGGTAAACTTGTATCAGCTGTTCAAGATCATGCCGAGAAAACTGGTGGTCATCATTATATTTTCCCATCACACTCACAAGACGCTAAGAAGAATCCATTGAGTCATGGCGACAAAGTTCACGCTATGAATAGAATGTTTCCAAATGCTAACATTGTTTCTCAAGGAAAAGTCAGAACAGCAATTGATGCAATGAAGCATATGGAGAAGAAAGGTCACACCGATGTCACTATGGTTGTCGGTTCTGATCGTGTTGCAGAGTTCCAGGGACTGCTTTCTAAATACAGAAAGAAAGATTTTCCAGGAATCAAAAAAGTAAGAGTAATCTCAGCAGGTCATCGCGATCCAGATGCAGAAGGCGCAGAAGGTATGTCTGCTTCTAAACTTCGTGGATTGGTTTCTGCTGGAAAGAAAGACGAATTCGTTTCACACTACAGCGACAAAAAACTTGGCGCGCATATACATGATAAGGTAAAAGCAGGTATGCAAATGGAATCTACTAATCCTATCGGCATTTTTCTACTTGGCGGTCCAGGCAGCGGGAAAGACTATGTTTTGAAAAACATTTTTTCTCGTTTTGATTTGACCGAAGTCCAAGCTGATCATATTCTAAATGGTGCTGCTGCAGATTTATTCGAATCCAAGCAAAACATCGTGATCAATGGTGCGAATGATGAAGAAAAAATTTCTGTCATTCAATCAATGCTTGAAGGATATACCTTTGATTTCGTTCATGTCACTGTAACGAATAAAGTTTCTCGCATGCGCAATGAGCAGCGCGAACAACCAATCGCTGAATCGAAGCGTATTGATAAATTCCTCAAAGCAGAAAAACTCTCAGACACATATGAGTGCTTCAAGTTCAATAACTCAATCAATCTAAATGAGTCTTCAGAACTAGAGAAAGTTTTCTTCGCTTCACAAATTGAAAAATTGCTAGAACGTATTGTTGATCTTGGTCTTGAAATCAAAACAACACCAGAGCCAAAAACATTCACAGTTCTCAAAGAGAAATATTTTCCACCAGTAGCAAAGCACAAGTCAGGTCTACCAAAGAAGTATGTTGGCAAACTTTCTGACGCAACGGCTGCTGCTCGTAAGGCTCATTGGAAAAAGATGAGCAAGTTGTCAGATAAAGATCCAAGAGCATATGAACCAGCTCCTGGTGATAAAACATCAAAGACGAAACCAAGCAAGCATACAATTGCTGTTCGTAAGATGATGGCAAATGAAGCTGAAGAACTTCCAAAGAAACTTCGTCACGTTGCAAAGAGCGGAAATATCACTGCGGTGAAAGAGCGTCAAAGAGAAAATAAAATTGAAGAAGGCACTGATTCCTCACTTGCAGCAAAGGCAGCAAAGTCTGGCATTTCTGTTGGAACTCTTCGCAAGGTTTACAAGCGTGGTGTTGCTGCTTGGAATTCTGGACATCGTCCAGGAACGACACCACAACAGTGGGGTCATGCTCGCGTGAATTCTTATATCAATAAGGGTAAGACCTATCATAC